CTAGCTGCCAGACGAGTAATTGCGTTCTAGCATGCTGTCGTAGATCGACAGAAGATTGGCGAGATGCGCGACTGGCGATACGGTCTGTTTTAGGTCAGCGGCGTCAAAAGATTTGATTTGTTGAACCTTGGTGATTGCGCTGACCAGATCGTCCGCACTGGGCCTGTTATACAGAACTCCGTTAATGCCGTCTTCGACAACCTCATGTGCCGCGGTCCAACGGCCACAGACCACAGGAACGCCACGCAGTAGCGCTTCGATCGGCACAAGCGGCTGGCCTTCGTACCAGAGGCTAGGAAACACGACGGCGCGGGCCTGAGCCAAGTGGTTTTGTACCTCTTGCGGGGCGACCCAACCGGTAATTTCGGCTGAAGGATTAATGCGGCGGATCTGATCCGCTTCGGGGCCATCGCCGACAAAAACGGCTTGCACCCCTGCGCGTTGGGCGGCTTCGGCAAAGATGACGCCACCCTTCTCTGGCGACAGACGCCCGACGAAAACGAACTTATCGTTCTGGGCGATGTCCACTTTGGGGCCAGCCTGCTCAACCGGATTGGGCAGGTGATGCATCCGCGCCTGAGCGGGCAGGTAGGGGGAGATCGCGTCATGTTGTGTGCGGGAAATATAGGCGATGTCGGTCAGGCCATCGGGTAGCTTGCCGAAGCGGTGTGCCACAGCGGTTCGGGCGACGCGCCATGCTTTGTGGACCGCGTGGCGGGCGTCGCAATTTGTGCTCAGGCAGGCGCGCGAGAGAGGCGCGCGGGTACAGATTTGGTTCGCGCGGTAATCGAAGAATCCACCGTTGGGACAGGCCAGAAAATATTCGTGCATCGTATAGAGGACGGGTAAAGAACCGTGCGCGAGAATTGGGCCGATAGAGGGCGACAGCGCTTTGGCCCAGCCGTGGCAATGCAGCACCGCACGCGTTGGATCATGCCGCGCCACCTCATCGGCTAGCGCGCGTGCGGCAGCGCTGTTCCATAGGCCCGAGGCCATCGCGTGCAGGCGACTGGGGTTATCGATCAACGTGTGCTGAGACAGACAGACCGTACGGATGCGCGGATGATCGAGTAAGGGGCTCGGGACGCCGGAGGCCGCGAAGAAACTGACATCGATCCCTGCGTCCGCCAGCAAGCGTGCACTGTCGATGGCCACTTTTGCCTGACCGCCGTTCACATCGGCAAAGTCGCCGACGATCAACACATTCTGAACCCGATGAGGGAGCGGAATTTCGGGCAAATCTCTTTTTCCTTCGGATCAGACGGGCGTCTAAGGTAAAAGCGGCCTCTTGCTTTGGTGACACGAGCGCCAGATCGGCCGCGTCTTGCACGGTAGCATGGGAATGTGGTGCGTGGTACTCAAAACCGAAATTTTGCACGCTGATTCAACTGGATGGATCAGGTTCATGCTCCAGCTATTGATCTAAGTAATGGGCATGCGAAGGCCGTTGCCTGGGGCAGCGCACGGTGGCTTTTAAAGGTTTTAACTGTTTTTTCCGAAAGTCTGATAACGCCGGGCAGCAGGGGGCGCAAGCCGCTACTGCCGGGGCCGAGCAGAATGAGGAGCGACAGATGGTATTCGATTTTCTACGGCGCGGCGCGGCTGAGACGGTTGAGCAGAAAGCTTCGGCGACCGGGCCGGTCGTGGCCTATCAGACCTCGGGTCGCGTTGCTTGGAGCCCGCGGGACAGTGTGAGCCTGACGCGTTCCGGGTTTTGTGGCAATCCGGTGGGGTTCCGCTCGGTCAAGCTGATTGCCGAGGCGGCGGCGGCCTTGCCGCTGGTCGTGCAGGACGCGGCGCGGCGCTATGATGATCATCCGCTGATGTCGCTGATGCGCCGCCCGAATGCCGGGCAGGGCCGGGCCGAGTTGTTTGAGGCGCTTTACGGGCAGATGCTGCTAAGCGGCGACGGCTATGTCGAGGCGGTGGGCGGCGAGGGCAGACTGCCGATCGAGCTGCATGTGCTGCGCTCGGACCGGATGAGCGTGGTGCCGGGGGCGGATGGTTGGCCGGTGGCCTATGAGTATGCGGTGGGCGGGCGCAAGCATCGCTTTGACGCCAGCGGGCCGGTGACGCCGGTTTGTCATATTCGCAACTTTCACCCGCAAGACGATCATTATGGGTTCAGCCCCCTGCAGGCGGCGGCGATGGCGATGGATGTGCATAATGCGGCGAGCCGCTGGTCGAAGGCGCTACTTGATAACGCGGCGCGGCCTTCGGGGGCGATTGTGTATCGCGGGGCCGAGGGGCAGGGCAAGCTGAGCGAGGATCAGTATGACCGGCTGGTGAGCGAGATGGAGAGCCACCATCAGGGGGCGCGGAACGCGGGGCGGCCGATGCTGCTGGAAGGCGGGCTGGACTGGAAGCCGATGGGTTTTTCGCCCTCGGATATGGAGTTCCAGAAAACCAAGGAAAGTGCGGCGCGGGAGATTGCGCTCGCCTTTGGGGTGCCGCCGATGCTGATCGGGGTTCAGGGGGATGCGACCTATGCGAACTATCAAGAGGCGCATAGGGCGTTCTACCGGCTGACGGTGCTTCCGCTGGCGACACGGGTGACGGCGGCGCTGGCGGATTGGTTGAGCGGCTATCTGGGCGAGGCGGTGACGTTGAAGCCGGACCTTGACCAGGTGCCAGCGCTATCGGCGGAGCGCGATGCGCAATGGGCGCGGGTGTCGGCGGCGGAATTCCTGACCGACGCGGAAAAGCGCAGCCTGTTGGGGCTGCCGGTGGTGGCGGATGATGCATGAGCCTCGAGAGATTGAACGGTTTGAATGTGCGCCGGGGCTGCGGTTGCAGGCGCATGAGAACATCAGCGCAGTACACCGCGAGAACATGCAGATGCGGTTCGACCGGATCGAGCAAATGATGGAGCGGCTGGAGCGGCGTTTGTGGCTGACGGTTTACGGCGTGGTGGCGGTGATTTTGGCGCAGGCGGTCCAATCCTTTCTGGTGGTGGCGCCGTAGCAGGCTGAGCAAGAGGAAATACAATGGGTTATCAGGTGATTGACCCCGGTGCTTGGCCGGGGAACGGGGAAGCTTTGTCTGCCGGGGCGGCGGGGCTGGAGCATAAGTTCGCCAAGTTTGGCCGTGTGGCCGAGGTTGATGGCGGGGTCGAGATCAGCGGCTATGCGAGCCTCTTTGGCGCGGCGGATCAGGGTGGCGATGTGGTTGAGGCGGGGGCCTATGCGGCCTGCCTGAAGCGCGCCAAATCCGCTGGCCGCAGCATCAAGATGCTTTGGCAGCATGACCCGGCCCAGCCCATCGGCGTTTGGGACGAGGTGCGTGAGGACAAGCGCGGGCTTTGGGTCAAGGGGCGCATTCTGTCGAGCGTGGCGCGGGGCCGAGAGGCGGCGGCGCTGATCGAGGCGGGCGCGATTGACGGGCTGAGCATCGGTTACCGCACCGTGAAGGCGGGCAAGAACACCAAGGGCCAGCGGCTGCTCTCGGAATTAGAGCTTTGGGAGGTGTCGCTGGTGACCTTCCCGATGCTGCCCACAGCGCGGGTCGCGGCCAAGGGCGAGTTCAGGGCTGTCGGAGAGGTCCTGCGCGAGATGGCGTCGGTCTTTGAAGAGGCGCGGGCCGAGATGACGCACAGCGTGGACCGCGCCCAGTGATCTGCACAACAACAGAGGAAATATGATGAGCAAAAGCGATGCAAACGTCAGCTTGAAGTCAGGCACAGACCTGTCCCCAGCGGAGGAAGTGCGGCAGGCCGTGAGCGGTTTTGTCAGCGACTTTAACGGCTTTCGGGCCGAAATGAACAGTAAACTTCAACAATCAGAAGAGCGAATTGCCATGATGGATCGCAAGATGACCCTGCCTGCCCGTAGCCCTCTTGGGGGCGCGATTGACCACGATGCGCCGCATAAGAAGGCCTTTGATGCCTATCTGCGCAACGGTGATGATGACGCGCTGCGCGGGCTGGAACTGGACTCCAAGTCGATGTCGACGGCGGTGAATTCGGACGGCGGATATCTGGTCGATCCGCAGACATCGGAGCGGGTGCAGTCGGTGCTGAATTCGGGTGCGTCGATCCGGGCGATTGCGGCGGTCGTGCAGGTTGAGGCTACGTCTTATGACGTACTGGTGGACCACACGGATGTCGGTGCGGGCTGGGCCACCGAGAGCGGTGCGCAGACCGAGACGGACACGCCGCAGATCGACCGGATCACCGTGCCGTTGCATGAGTTGAGCGCGCTGCCCAAGGCCAGCCAGCGGCTGCTGGACGACAGTGCTTTCGACATCGAAGGCTGGCTTGCGGGGCGGATCGCGGACAAGTTTGCGCGTGCAGAGGCGGCGGCTTTTGTTTCCGGTGACGGGATCGACAAGCCCACGGGGTTTCTGAGCCATCCGGTGGTCGAAAACGGCACCTGGAGCTGGGGCAATCTGGGCTATGTCGCCAGCGGCACCAATGCCAACCCCGAGGCCGATGCGATTGTCGAACTGGTTTATGCTCTGGGGGCGGCCTACCGCAAGAACGCGGTCTTCGTGATGAACTCCAAGACCACGGCGATGGTGCGCAAGCTGAAGGACACCGACGGGCGGTTCCTGTGGTCCGACGGGCTGGCGGCGGGCGAGCCGGCGCGTCTGATGGGCTATCCGGTGCTGGTGGCCGAGGACATGCCCGACCCTGCGACGGATTCGATGTCGATCGCCTTTGGTGATTTCTCGGCGGGCTACACGGTGGCTGAGCGCCCTGACCTGCGCATTCTGCGCGATCCCTTCAGCGCCAAGCCGCATGTGCTCTTCTATGCCACCAAACGTGTAGGCGGTGACGTGAGCGACTTCGCGGCGATCAAGCTGATGAAATTCGGCCTGGCGTAAGCCGATGCCGAAGCCGGGGCCGGGGCGACTTGGCCTCGGTCCGGGCGTGCGCCGCAAAGGTTGTGTTGTCTAGCTGCTCCCCTCCAACCGAGCAACGCAACCGGTGCACGTCCGGTCTTTCGCAAGAGGTCCGACGCCGGGCCGAGGGGCGTAAATTTGGAGACGTTCGATGATGTTGATCGAGGAAACAAATGTCCCGGATGCGGCGCTGCCGGTGGAGGCGTTCAGGGCGCATCTGCGTCTCGGCAGCGGGTTTGCTCAGGACAGCCTTCAGGATGCGGTGCTGCGGGGTTTTCTGCGGGCGGCGATGGCGGCGGTAGAGGCGCGGACGGGCAAGGCGCTGCTGGTGCGCCGGTTCGCGCTGTCGTTGACCTTTTGGCGGGACGCGGGGGCGCAGATTTTGCCGATTGCTCCCGTGCAGGCAATCGAACGGCTGGCGCTGGTGGCGCGGGACGGGGTTGAGATGCTGGTGGATCCTGAACGCTATTGGCTGGAGCGCGATGCGCAGGCGCCACGGTTGCGCAGTACGACGGCCACCTTGCCGCGGATTCCGAGTGCCGGAGCGGCGCTGATTGGATTTGATGCGGGGTTCGCCAACAGTTGGGATGGGCTGCCAGTTGATCTGGCGCAGGCGGTGATGTTGCTGGCGGCGCATTACTATGAATACCGCGACGACACGGCGCTTGGCGAAGGCTGCATGCCGTTTGGCGTGAGCAGTCTGATTGAGCGGCACCGCAAGGTCCGTGTGGGTTTTGGGGGTGCGGCATGAAGCGGCCCCATCTGAACCGGGCGCTGACGTTGGAGGCGCCGCAAAGGGTGAGCGATGGCGCCGGGGGCTTTATCGAGAGCTGGGTGCCACTGGGGACACTGTGGGCTGAGGTTACTGCGCGGACCGGGCGCGAGACGGCGCAGAGTGGGGCGGCGGTGAGCCGGATGGCCTACAAAATTATCGTGCGGGGCGCGCCGCAGGGCGGGCTTGAGCGTCCGACAGCGCAGCAGCGGTTCCGCGACGGCGCGCGCATTTTCACCATTCAGGCTGTGACTGAAGCCGATCACGCGGGCCGCTATCTGACCTGTTTTGCCCAAGAGGAGACCGCCGTATGACCTATGCGCTTTCAGGCGCCTTGCAGGGGGCAATCTACGACCTGTTGCAGAATGATGCTGGACTGACGGCATTGGTGGGCGATGCGGTCTATGACGCCGTGCCCGGGGGCACGCTGCCTGAGACATACGTGCGTCTTGGCAGTGAGAACGCTGTCGGCGGCGCGGACCGGTTCGGGGCGGAGCATCGCTTTGCTGTGTCAGTGATCACCACGGCGCCGGGGTTTGCCTTTGCCAAGAGCGTTGCCGCCGCAGTCTGTGATGCGCTGCGCGATGCCGTGCCGGTGTTGAGCCGGGGCCGCGTGGTTGACCTCTATTTTCACAGCGCTTCGGCAAAGCGGGCCGAGGGCGGGACGGCGCGGCAGATCGACCTCCAGTTCCGCGCGCTTTTGGCAGACGAGTAAACCTTCAAACCCTTTCAGATAGTTGCAGGAGAAGAATATGGCTGTTCAAGCAGGCAAGGATCTTTTGATCAAAGTGGACATGACCAGCGATGGTCAATTTGAGACGATTGCAGGGCTGCGGGCCACGCGGGTGAGTTTCAACGCCGAAACGGTGGATGTCACCACGCTCGATTCCCAAGGGGGTTGGCGCGAGTTGCTGGTGGGCGCAGGTGTGCGCTCGGCGGCGATCAGTGGCTCGGGGGTGTTTCGCGATGCGGGCACGGACGAGCGGGCGCGGCAGTTGTTTTTTGACGGGCTGACGCCGGATTTTCAGATCATCATTCCTGATTTCGGTGTGGTCGAGGGGCCGTTTCAGGTGGCTGCGATCGAATACGCCGGGTCGCTGAATGGCGAGGCGACGTTCGAGCTGAGCCTGCAATCGGCGGGGGAATTGGTCTTTACTCCTGATGTGGTGGTGTGAGCATGGCCAATCCTTGGCGCGGCGAGGTCTCGATTGTCATCGACGGGCAGCGGCATGAGGCGCGGCTGACCCTCGGTGCGCTGGTGGAGTTGGAGGCGCAGATGCAGGCCGACAGTCTGCTGGCGCTGGTGGAGCGGTTCGAGGGGAACCGGTTTAGCAGCCGCGATGTGCTGGCGCTCTTGGCGGCAGGGTTGCGCGCGGGCGGCAGCGGGATCGACGCCAAGACGTTGGAGCATGCGCAGATCGAAGGTGGGCCAATGGCAGCCGCACGGGCGGCGGCTGAATTGCTGGCGCGGGCCTTTGCGGTGCCGGAATGAGCGGTCGGCGGCCCTTTGATTGGCCGGGGCTGTTGCAGCTTGGGCTGACGCGCTTGGGGCTGCGGCCTGCGGAATTCTGGGCGCTGACCCCGGCGGAATTGCAGCTGATGCTTGGCCCGCTCGGCGAAGGCGCGCCGCTGTTGAGTGAGGGTCTGGCCGCCTTGATGGCGGCCTACCCGGACACAAAGAAAGGGGCCGGAGATGGCTGAATTTGATGATTTCGAGAACCTTGAGGGCAATGCGTCGGGCCTGAATGAGACACTGGGGCAGACCAGCGCGCTTGTTTCGGGTTTTGACAGCGAATTGCGCCGCATGCGGGCGTCGTTGTCGGCGACGGGTAAGGATGTGGCAGCGCTGGAAAAGGGGCTGAGCCGGGGGCTTCGGCGGGCTTTTGATGGAGTGGTGTTTGACGGGGCGAAACTGTCGGACGCTCTGAGCGATCTCGCCAATTCCATGATCCGCACAACTTATAACGCGGCGATGCGTCCGGTGACTGACCATTTCGGTGGGCTGATCAGTGAGGGCATCGGAAGTCTGGTGAAGGGGGTACTGCCCTTCGCCGATGGGGCGCCCTTTTCGCTGGGTAAGGTCATGCCCTTTGCACAGGGCGGTGTGGTGAGTTCGGCCACGGCCTTTCCGATGCGGGGCGGTATCGGCGTCATGGGCGAGGCAGGGCCGGAGGCGATTATGCCGCTTGCACGCGGGACAGACGGCAAGCTTGGCGTGCGCGGCGCGGGGAGCGGTGGCACGACCATTGTGATGAATATCACGACGCCCGATGTGCAGGGGTTTCAACGCAGCCAAAGTCAGATCGCAGCGCAGGTGAGCCGCGCGCTTAGCAGTGGCAATCGCAACCGCTGAAGGCGACAAAGAGAGGTGCAGGACATGCAATTTCACGACGTAAGATTTCCGCCATCACTGAGCTTTGGCTCCCTCGGGGGACCGCATCGGCAGACCGATGTGGTCACGCTGGCAAACGGGTTTGAGGAACGTAACACGCCCTGGGCGCATTCGCGGCGCAGCTATGATGCGGGGCTTGGGATGCGGTCTATTGACGATCTCCAGGCACTGATCGCGTTTTTTGAGGCGCGGATGGGTCAGATGTATGCCTTCCGCTGGAAGGATTGGGCCGACTACAAGTCCGGCAAGGCAGATGTGCCAGTCGCCTTCGACGACCAGAGCATCGGCTTTGGCGACGGGGAAACAGCCGCGTTTCAAATCTATAAGACCTATCGGTCAGGGGATCAGAGCTATAAGCGCCCGATCACGAAGCCAGTCGCTGGCACGGTGCGTGTGGGGCTTGAGCAGGATGAGCTGCAGGAGGGCGTCGAATATGAAGTCGATGCGGCCACTGGAATCATCACCTTTGCGCATCCGCCTGATCCGGATGTAGAAATTTTTGCGGGCTTTGAATTCGACGTGCCGGTGCGGTTTGACACGGACCGCATTCTAGTCTCGGTCGAAAGCTTTCAGGCCGGGCAGGTGCCCGATGTGCCGGTGATCGAGGTGCGGGTCTGATGGCGGTGCTTAGGACAGAGCTCGCCGCGCATCTGGGCAGTGGTGTGACGACGCTTTGCCATTGCTGGCAACTGACACGGCAGGATGGCCTGGTCTTTGCGTTCACCGATCATGACATGCCACTGAACTTTGACGGGGTGACCTTTCGCGCTGACACGGGCTTGAGCGCACGGGCGCTCGCACAGACGACAGGTTTGTCTGTTGATAACACGGAGGCCATTGGTGCTCTGAGCGACCATGCGATCCGCGAGGATGAGATTGAACAGGGCCGCTTTGACGGGGCCGAGGTGCTGGCGTGGCTGGTGAACTGGGCCGATCCGACACAGCGGCTCTTGCAGTTTCGCGGCAGCATTGGCGAGTTGCACCGCGCCGGCGGGAGCTTTCGC